TGGTGACTATTGCCTCTCCAGTACTAAGGCTGACTGGCGTGTCTTAATCGAGAAGTAGGGTTAAAAGGGATACTAAATGTATCCCTTTTATTTTTTTATAACGGTACATTTACTAAATTCTTGATTTTTTAACGGTTCTCCTTTCATATGTGTAATCATATTTATGATATAATGGTCTTTTATATAGGTATCCTTTTCTATTTTAATTAAATTGGTATATATTTTACCATTATTTATGGTGATTAATTTTAAACATAGAGTTCGTTTCCCCCAATCAAAATTTAATATTTTTTTAATTATATCATCTTTTAATATAAAAATTAAATCAACCCCCTCGTTTGTTGTTGGATCAACTATAGTTGGGTGATTTTTATAATCATCTTCCTTGGTTCTATCTAATCTTTCTAACCAATGGTCAGTAGGGTTAATTTCAAAAGTAATTGATGTTTGTTTGTCTCGGTGAGCTCTATCACCTGTTGTATAATTTGTTACATTATAATATCGTTCAATCAAATCAAATACCGCATCTTTTTTACTAGGATCAATAGATACTGTAGTTTTACCCTCAGATAGAATTAAATAACTATTAAGTTCACGTAATGATATTTCTTCCAAAAAAATTTTTGGATTATGAAATTCTTCAAACAATATTTTTTTAATAAGGTTTCTCATAATAATATAAATACTATTAAACTTAGTATTTATATATAAAAATCTAATGGAATTTTATATTAAGAAGAATGCGACACTTCCCCTCCTTAAGCTTCAAGTGGTTAAGAATGGTAGATTAGATTACAATAACTTTATGTCATTGATTGAACAATCGGCATTATTCTTTTCAATGGTTGATGCTGACACTGGTGTCCCAAAGATTGTCTCAAGACCTGCTGGGTTTGTTGAGAAAACAGATGTTGACCCAAATGCTGAACCAGAATATTATTTATATTATCAATTCCAAAATAGAGATACAAGTAGAGTTGGTAGATATGAAGGACAATTTATGTTAAGGAGTAATGATGGGGTTTTAATATTACCAATTAGAGAAAAGTTATATATAAATGTCCAAGAATCTTTTATTGCTGATGACTTGGAATATAATAGTTGTTATGTGTCTGATTTCCCTTGTTGTGTTAATGGACCTTATACCACAACAACTACTACCGAATGTTGTCCATGTACAAGTACAACAACGACAACTCCATAATAAAAAAATGTTAATTTAAAGTTTTTTTTGTAAATGTAAATACTTATATGTGATATACATAAAATAAAAAAAACTAAATATGCCATTAAAAGTAGATAGATTAATTGCGGGTTCAATAGATACTGATTCATTAAACATAAATGGTGGTTCATTGGGGTTACCCTATAAGGTTTATACCGCAAAATTAACACAAACCGGAACATCTAACCCAACCGCAGTTGTGTTAGACAATACATTGGGTGGAGAATTAGTTTGGACTAGACAATCAACTGGAACTTATAGGGGGACTCTAATTGGGGCTTTTTCTGATAGTTCTAAAATTTTATTTTCATATTTTTTTAATGGTTCTAAAGATATTGTTAGTGTTTCAATAACGAATGATGATATAATCACAATAGCAACTGGAGCTCCAACTGATGACGTATTAGATGACACTCCAATTGAGATTAGAGTATATTCTTAAATAAACATAAAATAAAAAAAATTAAATATGCCATTAAAAGTAGATAGATTAATTGCGGGTATTGTTGATGCTTTAAAATATGAGAAAAATGGACTCCCATTATCTTGTATTCCAATAACATTTAACGAATTAAATAATTTAATTAGTATAAGCGATTTAACTTGCGGTTCTTATTATTCAATTACCGATAATCAAACTTGTTACGATAGACCAGATTATGACAAATACAAAAATCCAATTGCGGTATCTAGTTCTTCATATGTAACAGGTGTAACTGAACCAATCATTGTTTTAGCAACATCAAGTAATACTTTAGCGGTTGACGCTTACCAACCAAGTTATCCGAATGATAAGATTAAGTATGATGTAACATACTCTACAACTGAATCAGGTAATCCTGCTTTTGGTAGAATTACTGAAAGAATTGACAAATTTGGTAATAGAACTGATTATGACCATAAAAATATTACTTTCAAAAGATACCGTTTAAGAAGTTATAATAAATTAAATCCGTATACTGGAACTGTGGAAATATTGGCTGATGGAATAGTAACAGGTTCAACAGGAACTACCTTTACTTCACTTAGTCCAGGACAAATTATAGCTATCAGAAATAGCTATGAAACATTTTACGAAATTGTTAGCATTTCAGGTGATACTTCAATGATTGTAAAAGGAGAAACTGTTACTGCAACAGGTAATGGTGGCTATGAATTTTTTAATGCAAATTCCCATAGTTATGATAGTTATTATCCAAATAATATTGATGGTCAAAGTGATTTTAATCTTTACAATACATTTGAAGCGATAGATGATGATGGTTGCATTAACACTTATATAGGAGACTATTCAAAATATTATTTAAATGAAGGTATCGGAGATTTCTTATTAGCAAATAATGTTCTCAAAGATGGCCGTTATGAAAATAATACTATTGGTGATAGTTCTTATAATAATACTTTTAATGATGACTGTACCGCTAATCAAATCGGTTATGCTTTTAGAAATAACATCACCGATGATGACTTTGATGATAATGTAATTGGAAATTTCTTTGAAAATAATATCATTACCACTGAATTTGAAGACAATCATATTGGTAACAGGTTTAGAGATAATGTAATTCTTTGCAGTGGTTTCTATGACAACCAAATTAGAAATGACTTTAATAATAATTGGTTAGATGGAGATTGGGGATTTTATTTTGAAAAAAATCAAATCGGTGATTATTTTAATGATAATGTAATTTACAAATCATTCAACGATAATGTTATTCTGAATGATTATATGGATAATAATACTTGGGACGAAGTTTATAAAAATAAAATAGGAAATGAATTTAATAACAATCAAATTTATAATTTATTTTCTGACAATCAAATTTTAGACGATTTTAACAATAATACAATTGGTGATTCTTTAAATATTGGAAGTTATAGTTTTGACAGTAATATTATAGATAACAACTTTGATAATAATACTATTATAGGGTCTTGTTTTGACAACATAATTGGGGATAGTTTCGTTTCAAACAAAATAGGTAACGATTTTAGATACAATCAAATATTATACCCAGTGTCTTATACTGATTTTTTAACTGCAACACATGTATATGCTGATTATAATTGTAAAATTATAAAATCGGATGATTCTAATTTATACTTGGAATATTTGTCGGCAACAACACCTACATATGTTTCAATAACCGCTTAAATAATTTATTCAATATTAAGAGTTGGTGGTATTAATTTATCACCAACTTTTTATTGACTTAACCCCATCGTCATACTATATTTATAAGGATAAGGTAAATGTCATCTTGTATGACAGCTAATATACTAAACTTAAAAATATAAAAATGATAACACCAGAAGAAATCGAAAGTTTCCTCCACGGAAACGACCCCGAAGAACACATAGTCGCAATAGAATATGATTGGGCTTCAGAAAACATCTTTAAGATTAAAGAAATCCCCGGTAAAGGAAAAGAAATTAGAAAGGATACATTCACCCCATTTGCTTGGGTTGGTGACCTACACGGACTTAATTTCTACAAATCGTCCAAAGCAAATCAAAAAGAAGCAATGACCAAACACGGAATCCTAATTGAGAAATTGGAGACTGGTGGTAATGAAAGACTTGAGAAAGGTCTTAAGTATATGGTCAAATCTTTAAAGGGTTACAGAAGTTTAATGCAATTCTTTAAAGAAGGAGGAATTGACCCTTATGGCGAAAAAACCAAAGAATACTTCTTAATACCTTCCCCAGTTGAACAATATCTAATCCAAAAGGAAAAGAGGTTATTCAAAGGGTACGATGATTATAATGACATTACAAGATTGGTATTCGACTTAGAGACTACCTCTTTAGAACCTAAAGATGGTAGAATATTTATGATTGGAATTAAAACAAACAAAGGATTAGAGAAAGTAATTGAATGTGCAACTGAAGACCAAGAACGAGCAGGGCTTGTTGAGTTTTTCAGAATTATTGACGAAGTTAAACCATCAATCATTGGTGGATATAATTCATCCAACTTTGACTGGTATTGGATTATGGAAAGGTGTAAAACTTTACATCTTGACATTAAACGTATATGTAAGACCTTACATCCAGAATATAAATTTAAACAAACTAAGGGTATGTTGAAACTCGCAAATGAAGTAGAGGAATTTAAACAGATTGGAATATGGGGATATAATGTTATTGATATCCTACACTCAGTTAGAAGAGCTCAAGCAATCAATTCGAGTATTAAATCTGCAGGTCTTAAATACATTACTCAGTATATTAATGTTGAAGCTCCTGATCGTGTTTATATTGACCATAATAAAATTGGGTCAATGTACGCTAATAAAGAAGAGTATTGGTTGAATGTCCAAAATGGAAAATATAAGAAAGCTGATAATCCACAATTCAATAACCTAGATAAAAAACATCCTGGTGTTTATATTAAAACAACTGGGGACAATATTGTTGAGAGATATTTGGATGATGACTTGGAGGAAACCTTGAAGGTGGATGATGAATTCAATCAAGGTACATTTATGTTGGCCTCAATGATTCCAACAACTTATGAAAGAGTTTCCACCATTGGAACTGCAACATTATGGAAAATGTTGATGATGGCTTGGTCTTATAAACATAAACTTGCAATTCCCCAAAAAGAAAAGAAAACTGATTTTGTTGGTGGTTTATCAAGACTATTAAGAGTGGGTTATTCCAAGGATGTTTTAAAACTTGACTACTCATCTCTATATCCATCAATTCAATTGGTTCACGATGTATTCCCTGATTGTGATATTACAGGTGCGATGAAAGGTATGTTATCATATTTTAGAAGTGCTCGTATTATGTACAAGAACTTGGCGGCTGAATGGTATGATAAAGACAAGAAGAAATCATTATCATATGATAGAAAACAATTACCAATCAAGATATTCATCAACTCAATGTTTGGTGCTTTATCAGCCCCTCATGTGTTTGCATGGGGTGATATGTATATGGGTGAACAGATAACTTGTACTGGAAGACAATATCTTCGTCAGATGATTAAGTTTTTTATGGGAAAAGGTTATACCGCACTTGTAATGGATACGGATGGTGTGAATTTCTCACTACCTAAAGGTGGAGTGGATGATAGAGTTTATATTGGGAAAGGTCTTAATTGGAAGGTTAAAAAGGGTAAGGAGTATAAAGGATATGATGCTGATGTTGCGGAGTTTAACGATATTTTTATGAGAGGTGAAATGGCTCTAGATTGTGATGGAACTTGGAAATCATGTATTAATCTTGCTCGTAAGAATTACGCAACGATGGAACACAATGGAAAGGTAAAACTTACAGGTAACTCAATTAAATCAAAAAAACTTCCACTATACATTGAGGAATATTTGGATAAAGCAATTAGATTGTTATTGGAAGGTGAGGGTCAAAAGTTTGTTGAGTGGTATTATGAATACTTAACTAAAATCTATAACAAAGAAATACCATTGATGAAAGTGGCTCAAAGAGCTAAGGTTAAACTGAGTATCAAGGATTATATTGAGAGGTCAAAACAAACAACCAAATCAGGTGGGGCAATGTCGAGAATGGCTCATTTAGAATTAGCAATCAAACATAATCTAAAAATTAATTTGGGTGATGTAATTTATTATGTTAATAACGGAACAAAAGCAAGTCATGGGGATGTACAAAAAATTAATAAACCAAAAAAAGGTTGGACTCAACAAGATTTAGATAATTTTATGGAAGGTTATGGACAAATACCACTAGATTCTGTTGATTCTTATACACAACTTAATTGTTATATGTTAGACCCAAACGATTTAGAAAACAATCCCAACATGACAGGAGAATACAATGTAGCGAGAACAATCACAACATTTAATAATCGTATTGAACCTTTATTAGTTGTCTTCAAACAAGATGTGAGAGATACTCTTATTATTGATAATCCTGTGAAAAGACAATTCTATACACAACAACAATGTGAACTAATAAATGGAGTTCCATTTGAGGAAAAAGATCAAGACAGACTAAAGGAGGATGTATTGGATTTAGAACAAAAGGAAATTGAATACTGGAACAAAAGAGGAATTAATCCCAACTATATTTACGATTTAGCTGAAGAAGGATGGGAACAATTTAATAATGGTTAAAAAAAAACCCCACTCAAAAGGTGGGGTTAATTATTTAATTTAGTTTCATTCCATCTGAGGATATTATGTACCAACCCCCCATATAATATTCAAGTTCAACACAAGCTCCATTATCAATTTCAATTTCCTCATATTGCTCATCAATCAAAGAATTCTTTGGTAATATAATTGTCTTGGTTAAAACTTTTATTTTAACTGATTCGGTTGTTTCACCATCCAAAGTTATTTCACATTTATCAACATCTTTAATAATCAAAAGGTATTCACCATTTGTGGTATAGGTTGGGACATTTACAATCTTCTTTAATTTAGTTGGTTGAGTTTGTTGTCCGTATTTTAATGTTTTGGTTATTTCACCAATTTTTTTCTTTTGTTCCATTATATTACATATATTTGTCTTGGCATTGCTTGGAATTTTTTAACCTTATTTAGGTTTTCAGCAATCAACGCTTCTCTTTCCATTACCTTTTCTGGTCTAAGTCTTGATAATCTTCCTTCAGCCCCAGTTAATTCTTCAATCAATTTTGTTTTTTCATCTTTACCTTCTGTGGCTAAACTCTGATAATCCATTGTAAGCTCGCTGTCAGGAGTTTTAATGTTACCACTGAACTTACCCCTTACTTTTGATAATGTTTCCTTGGCGGACGCAAAGAACCACTTACGAACCCATATTTGAGCGGGGTTATTTAAATCAATCCAACTTAGTTTATCAAATGGGACATCGGAAGGTAATTTTATTATATCAGGATTCTTTTTTAAACAGTCATCTCTATCTGGACCGTCAACTTCATAATACCAATACCAAACCTTACCATTCATCAATGTTGCATTACCAAAGTCAAATTTACCCCCAGGTGTTTGCATTAAGTGAACAGCTTTTTTGCCTTCAGGTAGTGCGGTAACACGATAAGTCATTTCCCCACCAATAATTCTTCTTTGGATATTAATTTCCTGCATTCTTAATAACATATCAAATACTGGCATCATAAAATATGAACCACTATTACCCATTTGAGTAAAACCACCAGGACCACCCAATCCAACACCACCCATAGCACCAAACGAAAATGGGTCAAATAATAAATTATTAAGAGTTGCTGGAGTAAACCATAGAAGTTCGTTTAACTCACGACCTGCTGGTATTTCATATATCTGTTGGTGGGGTATAAGTTGTATATAATCTTTCTTTAATACACTGTCACCACCAGCTTGTAATCCAACAATTTTAGAATAGGCATAAGAATATCTATTCTCAAAGTCAAAACCTTTTGTTATGAAGGCTTTTGATAATGATTGGGTATCCAAGTTCAATCCATATAAGGAAGACCATTGAGATTCAATTAACCAATCTTGTATGTATTGTGAATAATCCTCAATTGCCAATTGTAATAAGGAATCTAGTTGTTCATCTTCCAGCTCAATACTTCTTAGTGGAGCACCCAATGAGTGTCTTAATTTTGTGTAGAGCTGTGTTCTTTCTGGTTCGGGTATTATTGACATAGTTTTTTATTTATAAATATCAAATTATTGTGTTAATAATTTCAACAATTGAATTTTACATTGTTTAATACCTTCACTTAATTCTTCTGAAATTCCCAAATCTTTTAGTTTATCTTGAAAGAATTGTATTCTATCTTGGTAATACTTAACTAATTTTTCTTTGTCTCTTCGTAATAATTTTTTTTCTGAACTTAATGTTGTTCCTTTCTTTAATTCAAATAATATATTTGTTTTTAATGGTTCTTCATAATAATTGATTATAAATTTAAGACCACCGTAATTGGTACTACTTGTTGTTATTATTTTATTATAATCATTTCTGAACATAACATATTCATCTGTTGATGTATTAACATATATTATAATATCAACATAATCCATTTTATATTTATTATGTTGGTTATATGATTTAACCCCATAATAAAACCCTCTATCATCGTCTTCAAAATAACCAATATCGTCTGGCTTGAATGGTTTTACTTGGAAGTAAATTGGTTCATTGTTTTCTAGTTCTAAAACAATATCTTGACCATAAAGTGTATCATTGATTGCTCCACCACAATAGTTATATAACTTATAGTCAATATTTTCTTTTTTCTTATCTAAATCATATATTTTCTCAATAATATTTTTGGCAAAAGATTCATTTTTAATACCTTTATCAAAATAATCTTTAGCAATATCAACTAGTTCTTCTGTGTAAATTCCATCATTTGAGAACAAGTCATATACGTTTTCTAAAATCCAATCCTCAAGATTTAAATTACGTTTTGTTTTCTTTTTTTCTCTTTTATATATGTTAATAATTGCACTATGAATATTTGTATTGGCATCCCAACGATTAATTAATGACCAATTACCACTTCCACCATATTCTTCTTCTGTGTAATAACCTCCAATAATCCCAATGTTTGTTTCGCAATTTGGTTCATTAATTTTACCAATACAACCATTACCTGACTTATCATCATCACAACTTGGGTATTGATTAAACATTAAATCCCTCATTCTTTTTTTGGAGAATGGGAAATTACTACCCTCAAGTAATAGTCTGTTTTTACGTGTTGATTCAGTTAATTTTTTTAAGAAAACATTGCCATCTTTTTTCATTATCTCATCTTCTTTGAATGTATATGAATATTTGAAATTAGAATCGTTTTCAATTGGGGTTGGGGTTGCGTTATTATTGAATAATATATAATTGTTACGATTATATATGAAAACAAATATTTGAATATTCTTAACTTCATATTTGTTTTTACTTTTGAATACATATATTGGTTGTCCATTCTCATCACCTTTAAATAAATCATGTGTTGGTTTAACCTGAACGAACTTATCAACATTGTCTTCATTCCATATCATATCTTGACCTTTAAATTTATCACGAAGGTCTCCATCACAAAATCTTGTTATTTTTGATTGACTATATAAGGAATTTAAAATATCTACCGCAGTATTTTCTCTAGTAATACCAAGGTCTAATGATCCTTTTTTTGTTTCAGGATTAGAAATTAATGGTAATAATTGTTGGACTAATTTTCTGTCTTCAGCAAATAAAGCATTTTTCATTTTATTCATCCAAGACTTAAACGAACTTTTTTCACTATTTAGAAATCCATAAAACTCTAAAATCTTTTTACTAATATCTTTATGACCGTCAAACCAATTCAAAACTGACCATTCACCTAAACCACCCCTTTGACTCATCGCATATTTACCACCAATAACACCATAACCAGTTTTGCAAGTATCTGATTCTATTTTACCATAACAGGCATTTGGTATACGTTTATTTAAGTCATAATCTTTTATTATTTTAGGACTACATTCTGGATATACTTTTTTTAATAATTCTTGGGTTAATTTGGGATTAATTCTTCCATTAACGATGTATTCACTTTCAGGTAATCCGTCATTACTAGTTTCTTCTTTAATAATCCTAATTGATTCCATTAATTTAGATTTTTGTTTTTTCAAATACAAGTCATTTACAAAGTCCCAATTAACTACATGCCAAAAGTTTTTAATATATTCATCTCTTTTGTTTTGATACTTTAGATAATACGCATGTTCCCATAAGTCCAAACCTAATATTGGAAACCCACCTCCCTCAATAACATTCATTAATGGATTGTCTTGATTTGGTGTTGACATAATTTTTAACCTACCATTTTTTGTTAGAACCAACCAACACCATCCAGATCCGAATCTATCTTTAGATTCTTCGTTGAATTTATTTTTAAATTCATTTATTGATCCAAAATCTTTTATAATTCTTGATTTTAATTCTGATGGGATTTCTTTTTTTTGGGGTGATAACATTTTCCAAAATAAAACATGGTTAAATGCCCCACCCGCATTGTTTCTGACAGTTTTCGGGAATTTACTAATTGATTTAATAATATCTTCTAATTCTAAATCACCGTAATTTTTTTTAGATAACACGTCGTTTAGTTTCTTTACATATGTTTTATAATGTCCGTTATAATGAACATCCATAGTTTTACCATCAATAAATCTTTTAAGTGAGGATTTCGAATAAGGTAATTTCTCAATCCCAATCTTTTTCATTTCCAATAATAGAAACTCACCAGCATTGATTTTTTCTGTTAATAAATTGATTTTGTTTTCAAGTATCATCATAAGATATAAATATCCTATAAATATCAATGTGATACGTTAATCTTATTCATTATCTGTTCTATAAATTCAGCCTTATCAATATTATCGCCCATAACAGTATCAATGATATTCTTTTTATTAATTAACATATCATATATAACACCCTCAATAGTATTATCAAAGATTGGGTAATAAACTGAAACACAATTTTTCTGCCCATATCTATAAGCTCTATCTTCAGCCTGTTGGTGATGTGCGGGAACAAACGATAAGTCATTGAATATAACTGCTTCTCCTGCGGTTAATGTAATACCAACTCCTGCTGCTTGAATATTACCAACGAATACAGATATCTTTTCATTATCTTGGAATTGATCAACAGCGTATTGTCTTTGAGCCTTTGAACAAGTCCCATCCAAATAAACTGATTTCTTCCCAAAGTGGGTGTGGATTTGTTGTAGGGTATCAGTAAAGTTTGTGAATACAATAACCTTCTTGCCTTGTTCCAATACATTCTCAATAAATTCAATTGTATCAGGTACTTTTCCTTCGGCAATTGCTTGTCTAACCTTCATCAACTTATTAAATTGAACGGTTAATGATTTTGATTCGTTAGGGTTTTTATTATACCACTCATAATATTCCCCCATCAATTCTTCATATTTCTTTGATTTTAATCTCAAATAGATTGGGGTTATAATCTTCTCAGGTAAATCCAAAACATCTTCTTTTAATCTTCTTAACACTTGTCTTGATGTCCTATCTCTTAATTCTTCCAAGTTAGATGCTCCGTTGACATTCCACACCTTTCTATTTCCCGCCTTGAATTGATATCCTTGACAATACCGAATAACATAAGCCATCCAATTTTGAGCTACAGGACTTTCAATTAAGTTTAATAAGTTATAATAATTGATTGGTCTGTTTGTCATTGGAGTTCCTGTTAACAACCAAAGGTATTCTGAACTCTTAACAAAACTATTAATCAATTTCGTTCTCAATGATTGGGGATTTGCAACATAATGTGCCTCGTCCATTATAATCAAATCAAAATTACCTTTTGTAATTGGGGAGTTCTCCTTATCTTTTAAATCATAGAAATTTTTAACAATATCATAATTTATGATAACAATATCGTGCTCGGTGGAGAAATTCTTTCCCTCACAAATATAAACACTTCTATCGGAATAATTTCTAATTTCCCTCTCCCAATTTAACTTTAATGAAGCGGGACATATTATTAAGATTTTCTTAACATTTGTTTCTAGTGAGGCTATGATTGCCGCAGTTGTTTTTCCCAGGCCCATATCGTCTGCTAATATGAATTTTTTACTACCAACCAATTTCTCAATGGCGACCTTTTGATGTTCCAAGGGCGTCCTATGACTATACTTTGAATAATCAATTTTAACTTCAGTTGTGTTATGTGTTTTCAATAACGCGGCTTTAGGTAACCACATATCTGATAACGTATCACCAGTGTTAAACTTACCCCAAATGTGATAAGATTTTTCTTTATCAACCAATAATTTTTCAACCCAAACGTCTGTGGGGATGTTCAACATATTTTTTTCATCAGCAATCTTCTTTGCGAAATAAGGTTCTATGTTCACCCATTTCTTGGCAACCTTTGGTTCAACTGAATTATAATTTACGATATATTCTGATTGGGATCTGGTGGGATAGAATTTCTTATTGGTTTCTTTTAGATTTTTTAGTTTGAGGATATAATTGTTCCCACCCAAATAATTATCTAAAATATATAGAGCTTTTGTTTCAATAAGAGTTGATGTTTTTCCTGTTAAAGTCAAAATAAAGATTTTAACATAAAAATAGTTGAAAGTTTAATATTTATCAATATGATAAACAAAATGCCTATAACAAGGGTTGGTAAGTTTTTTGGAGCTGAAGACTATAACTTGGACTTATCTATTGGGGAAGAATGGTTGTATGGTGATATGAATTTCACCGTTGTATTGTATCGTGTAGATAGAATGAAAACCAAGACTGACGATGTATATGGTGAAACATTAAAAGATGGAATTAAATTTTTACCCCCAATTGAATTAAAGGGTTATGTTCAGATTATGGCACCAGAGAATAAACAGATTGCTGGAAATAAGATAAATCAATTTGAACCAGGTAATATGAAATTCTCAACATACCAAAAACAATTGGATGAGTTGGGAGTTGATATTGAATTTGGGGATTACTTGGGTTATTACGAAACTGAGGATAGAATCAGATACTATATTGTTAATAATGATGGTAGGGTTGTATCTGACAACAAACATAACTATGCGGGGTATAAACCTTATTATAGAACTATTATAGCATCAGCTGTAGTAGATAATGAATTTAGAGGATTATAATTATGCCATTACCTAAAAAGATTAAAAAGAATTTACCATTAACTGAATCCAAAATTTTATTGGCTAGAAGGCAAGAGTTGTTGGATAAAATCAATAAGGACGGAACATATCTACCCAAATCATTACTACATGCTGATTTGGATGGTGGGTTTTTGGATTTTGTTAAGAATGAGCTAAGATTATCTGTTGATGGTAAGGTAGTACCAAATGTTGATATATTAATGACCACTCAGAATTGGGCACAATTTACACAGACTTGGGATTTCCAAAATATAGATAAAAACGCAGAACCCCCATTTATAACAGTTGTTAGAACTCCTGAAGTTAAATATGGAACTAATCCAGCTACACTATATACAATACCAAATAGGAGACAATTTTTTTATGCTCAAGTTCCAACTTGGGATGGGAATAGAGTAGGTATGGATATATATACAATACCCCAACCAGTACCAATTGATATAACCTATCAAGTAAAAATAATTTGTAATAGAATGAGGGAGTTAAACTCATTCAATAAAATTGTAATTGAGAAGTTTTCGTCAAGACAAGCATATCAAGTTATTAAAGGACATTACATTCCAATTATAATGGGAGGGATTACTGATGAATCCGTGATGGATATGGAGAAAAGAAAATATTATATCCAAAGTTATGAATTCACAATGTTGGGATTTTTGATTGATGAAAATGAATTTGAGGTTAGCCCAGCAATTACAAGAGCGCTTCAAGTTTTTGAAACTGATACAAGGAGTGTGAGTAGGGGTAAAAGAAAAGATATTCCAAATGATACAACTGAAATAAATTCTGTATTTAAAGTTGGTGTAACATCATTATCAGAACGATTTAATTATATTACGGATTTGACTATTGAACAAACAACCAATATTGATTCATATGATGTGTTTATCAATAATGATTATTATGGTTCTGATGTTAATTTAATCCAATTAAATAGTGGGGATGTAATAAGAATTGATATTGTTAAGGTTGATACTTTGAGTGATAGTACAATAAGGATAATTAGTAAATTAATTTAATTATCCCCATAGATATCTTTTTTTTCTTTACATTTTTCAACAATCAATTTTTCTAAAAAACGATACATCTTGATACCATTTTTATCACAATAACTTTTGAGTACATTATGAACCTCAATAGATATTTTTAAATTTTTGATTTTCTTCTCCTTATCATCCATAGCAGAAAAAAGGTAGAATTAATTCTACTCAATTTATATATACATATCTATATGTCAAGTATTTTACATTTTTCTTTAATATTTATGTAATAAATAAATAAATTACTAAACACTAAAAAAAAATGTCTAATTCTAAAGTTTTCGTATCACCAGGTGTTTATACTTCCGAAGTTGACTTAAGTTTTGTATCACAGAGTGTGGGTGTTACAACATTAGGTATTGTCGGTGAAACTCTTAAAGGTCCCGCTTTTGAACCTATATTCATTAGAAACTTTGACGAGTTCACAGCCTACTTTGGTGGTACTTCACCAGAAAAATTCATCAACACACAAATACCAAAATATGAGGCGGCTTATATTGCCAAGGCGTATTTGCAACAATCTAATCAATTATTTGTAACAAGAATATTGGGATTATCAGGTTATGATGCGGGACCATCTTGGTCTATATCAACAATTGCAAATGTTGACCAATCAACCGTTGATTTCTTATGTTTGGGTTCAACAATACCATCAGGTACTTGTGAACCAGTTTGTACTGGGTACTCAATCTATGATTATTCAATTGACTTTACTGGTTGTACTAACAATGTGGAAACAATTGCCTTTACATCAAGTATTGAACCATTAATTCTAAGTAAAATTGATTTACCTTTTGAACAGTTCAACGGTTCAATTAGTACCTTGAGGGATAATATGTATCAACAAATATTGGATGTATTAATTACCCCAAGTTTGGATGACAATTCAATTTACTACTATGGACCAATTTCGGGTTCAGATTACACAGCCTTAGTTTCAACAGGATATACTGCCGCAACTAATGTGTTTAAAGTAGATAATGTTGATGCTAGTCTTATTAATTACAACGCCCCAGCTAATGACCCTTGGTATTATGCTTTGTTTGACCATACTGGTATTAATTCAATGTATACTGGGTTTTCGTATTATTCTATTGTATCTGGATTGACGGTGTTGCCGACAACAATAACTTCAACGATGCCACCGCCACCGCCACCACCATCACCAACACCAATTAATCCTTGTGTGACACCATTACCAACACCAACACCAACGACTACTCCAACACCTGTTGTTGTAACTTGTTATTCGGGTATTGTCACTGGAACTATATATGTGTTCTCAGGTATGGCGTATACTAATTACGATGATTTGGTTATCGCCACATTACGTTCAAGGGGTATTGCTACTTATGGTAGTAATAGTACAGGTCCAGCTTATCAAGTAACGGGTTTGACTGATGTGTCATTGAATTGTATTGGAACATATTCTGCGGTAACTAAAAACCCATATTCAACTTTTGGGGTAAATGTAACAGATAAGGACGGAGATACTTTCTTCTTTGAAACTTCATTCTCAAATTCAAATGTTAATTATATTGGTAAGGTATTTGGTTACTCTAACTTTGCAAAACCTAGAACTGTTGTACCATTATTTTTGGAAGAAAGATTCCAAAGTTTATTAAATTACGCTTACAGAAAAGGTTATATCAGAGGTTTGAATTGTAATTTGACTTCTTTAGATTCAGCAATTTCTCAAGTATCAACATCAATTGGATGGTATTTGGAACAATATCAATCACCGGAATCACCTTGGGTTGTTTCTGAATTAAGAGGTAATAAAGTATTCAATCTATTTAAGTTTATTACAATAGCTGATGGTGATGCCGCTAATACGGAAGTAAAAATATCAATTGGTAATATGTCGTTCAATAATGGAACATTTGATGTATTTGTACGTGATTTCTTTGATACTGATGCTAATCCTGTGGTAATTGAGAGATTCACCAATTGTACGATGAACCCCAATGAAAATAGTTTTATTGCTAAAAAGATTGGTACTAGTAATGGTGAGTTCCAAATGAATTCAAAATATGTGATGTTGGAGATGAATGAAGATGCTCCAACTGATGCCTTACCTTGTGGATTTGAAGGTTATATGTTTAGGGAGTATGCTGGCGTAAATCTCCATTCCCAATTTATAAAACAAAATATGATTTCCCTGGTGAAGTTATATACAATCCACCATTTGGTTTAATATCGGGTGCAGATGATATATCTAGAAGTGGTGGGGATAATGTAAAAAGAACATATTTAGGTATTTCAGATACTATTGGATATGATATTGATTTCTTTGGATATAAAGGAAAACAAAATCCAATAGATACTTGTGAAGGTGTTGGTACTAATTGGGCGTTTAAAACTCAAGGTTTCCATATGGATAAAAACGCTTCGGCTATTACAATATCTAACTTCTTTACAACTAGTGGTACATCCGCGTTCCAAGTTGGTTCTGGTGAATTTATCACAGACCCAGAAAATGCGACAAATCCATATTATAGGTTAAACGCACGTAAATTTACTTTATTGTGTCGAGGCGGTTTTGATGGTTGGGATGTGTATAGAGAAAGAAGATCAAATGGTGATGAATTCAGATTAGGTGGATCTGGTTTCTTAAGAGGTGTTTGTACATCATTAAGATATCCAACTGCGACTGGTAATGGAACATTTAAACGTATTACAGTTGGTAATAATAGTGAAGATTACGCTAACACTGACTATTATGCTTACTTGTTAGCTCAACAAACATTTTCAAATCCAGAAGCGGTTAATATTAATGTTTTCACAACACCAGGTATTGATTATGTATTTAATTCTAACTTAGTTGAGGCGGCAATAGAAATGGTAGAGTTTGATAGGGCTGACTCAATATATATTTGTACAACACCCGACTATAATATGTTAGCACCAAATACTAGTGACCCAATCAATAGTATTTTCCCTCAAGAAGCGGTTGATAGTTTGGAAGAAAGTAATATTGATTCTAATTATACGGCAACATATTATCCTTGGGTATTAACAAGAGACACGGTTAATAACACTCAGGTTTATATTCCTCCAACTGCGGAGGTATGTAGAAACTTAGCATTAACTGACAATATCGCTTTTCCTTGGTTTGCTGCGGCAGGTTATACTCGTGGTATTGTTAATGCAGTTAAGGCTAGACGAAAACTAACACAAGAAGAAAGAGATACTTTATACAAAGGTAGAATTAATCCTATTGCGACTTTCTCTGATGTTGGAACTGTAATTTGGGGTAACAAGACTTTACAAATTAGAGAATCTGCGTTAGACAGAATCAATGTTAGAAGATTGTTATTACAAGCACGTAAATTGATTTCTGCGGTATCTGTAAGGTTATTATTCGAACAAAACGATGCCAAGGTTAGACAAGACTTCTTGGATGCGGTTAATCCAATCCTAGACGCTATCAGAAGAGATAGAGGTTTATACGATTTCCGTGTAACAGTTTCTTCAGATCCGGCTGATTTGGATAGAAACCAATTGACAGGTAAGATATACATCAAACCAACTAGAGCGTTAGAATTTATAGATATTACTTTTTACATCACCCCAACAGGTGCTTCATTTGAGAATATTTAATATTTTTTAACCTTATAATTAATTATCCCTCCTTAAATTTTAAGGAGGGTTTTTTGTTTTTTAATAAAATTTATTATATTTATGTGTAGATAAGTGTTAGTCACATTTAAAAATATTTTACCTATGAAAGTTGAATTAAAATGTACGAGTTGTTCAAATATGTTTATTACTGATTATAAACATAGAGATAAGAAATTCTGTGATAGAACTTGTTATTTTGAATATGCGAAAAAAAATAAATTACTCGGTAAGGAAAAAGATGAAAGTGTAAGAGAGGAAAGATTTTGTGTTCAATGTGGTAATAATTTTACGGAAAGAAAAAAACACGAAAGAAACCTTTGTTCAAATGAATGTAGGGTACTTTGGAATCAAAATGAGGAGAACAAGAAAAATAGAATTAATAATTCAAAACAAGCCATGTATGAAAAATACGGGGTAATAGACATCATAGATTTGTGTTTAGAAAGGATGTGTTAGTTAAAGAAGGTTACAATAAAGACATGACTGAATGGGAAATAATGAAATTAAAAGGCTATGATAGAATTTGGGATTGTGGTTCATTAAAGTTTGAATTATTGTGTGAATAACCGATAATGGGGAGAGATTAAAACCTCTCCCCATTTTTTTTATTGTAAAATGATATTTATTATTAAAATTAATTATGAGAATATTAGTAACTGAAAACCAATATAGGAGAATATTAAGTGAATTTTATGAAAAGGGTTATTCATTTGATTGGGATGATAATGTTTTAAATATGCCAACAAAAATACATTTGGAGAAAAAATCAAATGGTGGTTGGAAAGATTATGAAGTATCAACAGAAAAGTTTAGAGAGATACGACATGAACTTGATGGGGAAAAATTGAGATTAAAAAACAATAATCCAAATGACGCCTTTAAAGATTTTAAAACTGAAATTTTTATTCAACATACTAAAGATGCCATTAATGCTAATGAATTTGGACCTAGTTTCAAAAAGTTCAAAAAAGCTTTAATAAATGGATATGATTTTTCAATCATTACAGCTCGTGGTATAAGTAAAGATTCTTTAAGAAAGGGTATAAAAGTTTTAATTGATATGACTTTCTCTGATGAAGAAAAAGAAACAATGAATAAAAATTTAAAAGAAAAGAAATATAAAAGTATTGATGACTATATAAGTGACCAACAATTATCGGCAGTTTCTTCAGAAGAATTTAAAACTGAATACCAATCAAAAGGTGGTGCTGAAAACCCTGAAGTAGCAAAGACAATGGCTTTTGAGAAATATGTTGAAAGTGTTGTTAAAAAGGTTGAGGATTTGGTTGACCACCCAGATAGAGAGGGAGTTAAAATTGGATTCAGTGATGATGATTTAGGTAACATCAAAAAAATGGAAGAATTCATTAGGAAAGAATTATTGAAGAAATATCCTAAAGTTAAATTTGTAATATATGATACTTCAAATCCTAAAGATGTTAAGAAAAAATATATTAATATAGAAATAGATAATTAATTATTAATATAATTAAAATTATATATAATAACTAATATATAATGTGATTAATTAATGGATAATTATTTTTCAAATAAAAGTAAATAGAAAAATTTTCAACTACATAATATTTATAATAAAATAAATGAACAAAACTAAAACAATACAAAATGGCTGATTTATTAATGAAAATGCCGGTTCCTTATGAACCGAAAAGACAGAATAGGTTTATTTTCAGATTTCCATCTTCATTAGGAATTAATGAATGGTTTGTAGAAAGTGGTAGTAGACCGACATTCACCGTTGGGGGAACTGAAATCCAATTTTTAAACACTTCAACTTATGTTGCTGGTAGATTCAAATGGAGCCCAATTACAGTTAAATTAAGAGACCCAATAGGTCCTTCGGCGGCACAAGCGGTTATGGAGTGGGTTCGTCTTTGTGCTGAATCAGTTACAGGTCGTATGGGTTATGCTGCGGGTTATAAAAAGAATGTTGATTTGGAAATGTTAGACCCAACTGGAGTTGTTGTTGAAAAATGGATTTTAGAAGGCTGTTTCATTACTTCAGCTAACTTCGGTCAATTAGGTTATTCTCAAGAAGGTATTGCGGGTATTGACATCCAATTACAAATGGATAGATGTATTTTAGTATACTAATATACTATAATCACGTTATTTTCAATCCTAAATGTATCGTTTACATTTAGGATTTTTTTTTTATTTTTTTAAAAAAAAACAATTATGAATGTTGAAGCTTATGGACAAATGAATTTTAGTTTACCTCACGATTTAGTACCACTACCATCTCAGGGTAAATTTTATAAATCAAAAAAGAAATCAATAAAAGTTGGGTATCTTACAGCTAGTGATGAAAATTCTTTAGTGTCAGGAAATCAAATAAATGGGGGTAATATAATCCTAACCCTATTAAGAAATAAAATATATGAACCTGATTTAAAACCTGATGAATTATTAGAGGGTGACATTGAAGCACTTTTGATATTTCTGAGAAACACTGCTTTTGGTCCAGAATACACAATATCTCTATCCGATCCAAAAACAGATAAAACATTTACAGTCAATCTATTGTTAGATGAATTAAATATCAAACAACCAAAAGAATTACCTGATGAAAATGGTTTATTTACGACAATTTTACCCAAAACAGGTGTAACTGTAAAATTAAAACCTTTAACTTATGGTGAAATAAATGATTTAGATAAAATGGCAGAACAATACCCAGCTAATTTAATTATACCTAAAATTACTTGGAGACTAAATAAAATAGTTCAAGAAATAAACGGAGATACCGATAGAGGAAACATTTCACTATTCATTGAAAGTCTACCAATTTCTGATTCAAAATATATAAGAAATTTTATTAAGGATAATCAACCATCATTAGATTTAAGTAAAACAATTTTAGCCCCATCAGGAGAAAAAGTAACATTTGATGTTACTTTTGGGGCGGAGTTTTTTCGTCCTTTCTTCTAATTACGGAACGCTATTATTGGATGAATATTATGTTATGGCAAAACACTTAGGATTATCTTGGAGTGATTTTTGGATTATGCCTACATATATGAGAAAATATTTGATTGATAAAATAATTGAGTACAATACACCGAAAGACTAATTAATAAATTAGTCTTTTTGTGTATTTATGTTAAATGTTATAGTATGGGTGATGATGAAAAAAAGTTTACGGATGTCTTTAAATCTTTGGGTAAATATGCTGAAGTCGTAGGTTCTGCATTCCTATCGAATTTTAGAACAACAGATATCTCTAAACAAATTCAAGAATATGAAAATAAAGCAATTGCGGCAACAAAGGCATTTGGATTAGGTCGTGACAACATTGTTGAACTTAAAAAATCTATGGCCGATGCTGTAGTTAGTGTAACTCAATTAGGTGGAGGACTTGATGATGTTGCTACATTAGCATTAGACGTTGGTAAGGCACTAAATAGAAATATTACATTAACATCAGATTCTTACGCTAAACTTTACGCAACAGCACAAGTAACTGGAGTTCAAAATGCTACATTGATTAATGGATTTAAAGATGCTGGGTTTTCAGTATATCAAGTTAGTCAAAATATGCAAAAGGTTGTTGATACCGCTAGAGAATCGGGTATAAATGTCAAAACCGTATCCAGTGAGGTTATGAGTAATATGGGTTTAATGGATAAGTATAATTTTGCCGGAGGTGTTGAGGGTTTAGCTAAAATGGCAACTCAAGCAACAAATTTAAGAATTACTGTTAAAGATATTCAAAATACAATGTCTAAGACATTTGAACCTGAAAGTGCTATTGAGATGGCCGCGGCATTACAAAGACTTGGTATGGCTCAGAGTGATTTGTTAGACCCACTAAGATTAATGGATTTAGCTCAAAATGACCCAGCGGAATTACAAAACCAAATGGCTGAAATGAGTAAGACCTTTGTTGAGTTTAATGAAAAAACAAAGTCATTCCAAATAGCACCAGGGGCTAAACGACAATTACAAGAAGTAGCACAAGCTCTTGGTATGCAACCAGAAGCTTTTGCAAAAATGGCAAAATCTGCGGCAGAAATGGATGATAAATTAAAGAAAATATCATTCCCTGACACATTCACCGAAGAACAAAGAAAATTTGTTGCCAATATGGCTGAAATGGGTGAAGGTGGTGAATATATGTTACGATTGGACGGAAAAGATATGGGTATTGATAAGGCAATGAAATTGTTCCAAGAACAACCTGAGACATATAAAAAATTCTTGGAAGACTCAAAACCCAAATCAATGGAAGATATTGCGAAAGGACAATTAACCGTTTCGGAGTCAGTATTAGCAAATGTTAAATCCATAGCTAATAGAGTAGGGGCAGCTGTTGCTAGTTCAGACACTCAAGAAATGGCTAATAAAGCCAATATAGAACTATCTCAAGTAATCCCAAAATTAGTTAGTGGTGAAAGATTGCAAATCCCAACAATTAGAGAAACTGGGGACAAAATAGGTCAAGATTTATTAGAAGGAATAAAAAAAGGTGATTTAGTTGGTTCATTAACTAAAGCTGAGTCAGAAGGTAAAAAATGGTCTGACGCTGCGTTGGGTGATGTAATATCAGGGGCGAATACTGCTTTAAGTGATTTAGGTAAATCAACTAATCCATTAATTGGTGTTATGACTACCTTAGCAACAAAAACTGGTGAATTTGTTGCAAAACAAGAAGGTTTGGAAAAAGAGTTTACAACATTAACTGAAACAGTAAAAGCTACAAATAATAATCTAAAAACCTCTACTGAAACAACTGCGGCGAAAAAAGAAATAGAAAAAGTAGTAGAAATACCAAAAACTGGAGCTAATTCAAGTGGGGAAATAAATTTTAGTAAACCATTGAAAATGGAATTAAGTGTAACTGGACTTCAATCACCCGCAGAAGAACAAATGTTATTAAATTGGATAAAAGGAGGAAAATTAGACCAAGCATTAGTTGAAGCTATTAAAAGAGGTGAAATAGAACTCGTAAAAAAATAAAAAATATCTATTTATTATAAAATCAAATAATGGCTGATAGTATATTATCTTTTGTTAATAGTTCAAGTTTTAGAAATAGTTTAATTACTAGAAACTTACCCCCATATAGTGTTAGTGGTTTATATACACCACCATCTGGTCCTCAGAACTATGAAACATCTGTGTCAAATTTTAATGTAGTTGATTCACCAAATGAACTTATTAGTCAGAATCCATTTGTCAGAAATACTCAAACATTAAACGAATACGGACCTAATAACGGATACCAAAATACCGTTATAAATAATAACTTACCTGTTACCCCAAACCAAGGTGAATACAATCTCAATGATACGGTATTAGACTTGGTAAATGAATTTTATATTGATGCTGCGTATATTGAAAATAGATATGGTCCCGTTGGAGGGTTTAATAATATGGTTGTTATTGATTCAATTCAAAATAACAATAGACTATATGTTCCGTATTGGAATCCACCCACATTTATACCGTCATCATATTCTCCTTATAATATATTATTATCAAACAATCCTACGGGTTCTGATGGATTGTTATCTCAAGATTCATTTATTGCCAAATTAGGTGCGGAGTCTCTTAAGTTTGCAATCCAAGCAAGGATTGAAGCCGAGTTATTTCAAAGAACTTTGGGTTCAGTAAATTTAGATGTATTATCAGACCCATTTGAAGGTAGTTTAGTTGCGAGTGGTAGAGAACCGTTAGTATATAGGGATTACAGAATTACAGTTCCTGAAAATCCAGTGACAGCTGGAGCTGAATTGGCATTAAGACTAACTGGTGCTTATTTACCTTTTTCATTAATACCTGGTGATTACTTCTTAGAGAATGAACCAGGAGCTGGTATGTCTAGACAAACAACTCAAGCATTAAATGTAATAAACAGATTAACTGGTGGATTTTTAGGACCAATATTAAATACGAATAGAAACCCATCAGAAATATTTTTATCAAACACAGGTGGTGGACAACGTTCCGTATTGTTCCAAACTATTAATTATAATAAGTACCAACCATTTTATGAAAGAGGGTTTGGTCAAATAATAAGAGACACCCTTGGTTCAATAAACCCAGAAAATGGGACTTTAAGGGGTGGATATTATGTGGGGTCAAGAACTTCCGAACCGTCAACAATCACCTCACCCCCTAATCAAATACCAGTTAATGCTGGAGGAAAACAAGTTCAAACCAATGTTTATGGACCATCTGAATTAGGTATTCTATATGAAGGAAATGAAAATAAATTAAATTTCGGATTAGCTGGTAAGTCTTATTCTGACGATGGTGGTATTGTAGGTCAATTTGTTTGGACATCACCAAAATATAAAGGGGCTGCGGGATACAAGGCAACTGTTGGTGGTGGGAAAGGTTCTAAAGATAAAGAATTCAATGTTATCACAGCCCAATATAGCAGAGATGAATCAACAAATGTTACCTTTAAACAAGATTCAATATTAGATAACACACAGAGATTAATTGATTCTGCCGACAATGTTGCTGGTGTTACTAAATTAAAACACGTTGGTAATGCAATTAATCAAGTTAGTAAAGTATTCAATGATGGGTATAAGGAAATAACTAAAGGTTCTAAGGTTGTTTCATATACTGACAATACAACTGGGGAACAACGTGGTATTGAGTATTGCCGTCTTTTTACAAAAGATACACCATATTACACTTACGCTGATTTACAAAAGAGTGATGGGATAACCAAGAGTGGAAGAAAATTTAACAATTCAGTATTAGATAACACATATAATTTGAATATAGCCCCAATTAAAGGGGATAACTCAACAAATATTAAACGAGACGCAAAAGGTAATTTTATAGCTAAAAAATATATGTTCTCAATTGAGAATTTAGCTTGGAGAACATCTAGTAGACCTGGATACACTTACGATGATTTACCAGTATGTGAGAAGGGTCCAAATGGTGGTAGGGTTATGTGGTTTCCTCCATATAATTTAACGTTTAGTGACTCAAGTACACCTAATTTTACACCTACATCATTTTTAGGAAGACCTGAACCAATATATACTTATAAAGACACTAGTAGGAGTGGTAATTTAAGTTGGACTATTATTGTTGATAATCCGTCCGTTATAAATTTATTAGTTGATAAACAACTTAAAAATAAAAATGATGAAAGAGTAAACTCAATTATGGATTCTTTTTTTGCCGGTTGTGTTAAATATGATATATATGAATTGGCTAAAAAATTTAATACAATTCCATTATCGGATTTATATACCTACCAAGAAATATTAAATAATCCAAGATTGACAACTGAAGAATATTTAGGGGTTGTCAAAGGAATTTCGGTTGTTCCGGAAGCAGATAAGACAGGAACAGGCAATGTAAATGGTGTCGGTAAAAACCCAGACCCACAATATGATCCTAGAGCAAAGGATTTTGAAGTATTCAAAAATTTGGCGTTTTACTTTGAAAACGATGTCCCAGGCCCAGAAAATGTTCGGGTAACTACAACTTCAGTATCATATGGGTCAACATATTCATCATATAGTAGTTCAACTAATGTTAATAAATACCAAGCAAAAGCTGACGCCATTTTTAATCCAAGTTTATCTTTTTGTAAAAAATCTGGTAATATACCTTCGGATATAATTGGGGCGGGTACAGTTTCTTATAGTGACTATTGTACTAGAACTAAAAAAACTACCGATTTTTTCAATAATGTAATTTTTAAACAATTTAATTCATTTATAAACGAATTCGCACCTAAAGTTTTTGACGTGTTAAGTAGTAACGCTAAAAATACCATAACCATAGATATGGTTGGTTCGGCCTCAGCATTAGGGGATGTTGATTACAATAAAAGTTTATCAGCAAGACGTACAAGTTCTATTGAAAATTTTTTAAAAAACTATGAAGTTGGCGGAGTTAAAATGAAAAAATTTTTTGACAGTCAACAATTTAAGATTAATCCCCCAAAGACTGAGGGTGAAGAAATTGTAATACCACAGGGTGAAACCGGTGATTATGGATTTGAAGTTGATTGTAGAAAAAATGTAATTGGCGGAAACGGAGGGGTTAATGAAAGTACTGTTTATTCTATCAATGCGATGGCTTGTAGAAGAGTAAGAATTTCAAATATAAATGTAAATTTGGAAAAAATAACACCACCACCACCACCTCCTCCTCCTCCACCACCAAATCCACAACCAAATCCAATACCGAAACCAATACCAAGAATAGAACCAACCGTTGATGTTATAAAAAAATTAAAGGAAGGTATTGGTAAAAAAATATTAAGGAATCTTTTAACCGAGTGTGATTATTTTGAATTAATTGAAGAAAAAGCCCCAATGGTTTATGCGTCATTTAAAGAAAAAATTAAATACTTTAACCCAGCGTTTCACTCAATGACTCCAGAAGGGTTAAATGCCAGATTAACATTTTTAAACCAATGCACTAGACCTGGTGAAACTATACCAATAATTGGTACTGATGGTAAACCTAAATATAACGACTCAATAAATACAGCATTTGGAGCACCACCAATTTTAGTTTTAAGAGTCGGAGATTTCTATCACACTAAAATAATACCAACGACAATGGGGTTTACTTATGATAATAATCTTCTTGATTTAAACCCTGAAGGTATTGGTGTACAACCAATGATGGTTAAAGTATCAATGAATTTCAATATAATTGGGGGTATGGGATTATCAAAACCTGTAGAACAATTACAAAATGCCTTATCATTTAATTTTTATGCTAATACTGAAATATATGACGAAAGAGCAACACCAACTGAAGATACCTCAACTTTAGACAAACAAATAGTAGATGCTTTATTATTGAATCAGCCAACACAAAAAAGTGAAGGTGGTACATTAGTTCCACCAAACCCAGGTGGAAATCCAATTGGAACAATTGTAACTAATATACCGGTAACAGGGGGTCAAACTGGTGAAACTACTTACCAAAAAATTATGGATAGTTTAATTGGTGTCACTAAAGACTATATGACAACATTGGTAAATAAATTAGAAAGTATAAATAATTCGTACAACTACGGTGTTGTTCAATTAATAAATGAAAATAGAAATTTTGCTATTGGGGATATTAGTTCACCTAATGCTGAAATTTTTGGTAAATCAGAATATGAAAGTTTATTAGACGAAACTTTCAAAGAAATAATTGATAGGATAGACGATGATACTAATATTTTAATAAGAAAACTTAATAACTTTTTCACAAATCCTGAAAATACTCCAATACCCAATGTAAAAACAAATCTTATAAAATATATACAAGATTTAAAATCAACGTATTCTAATGGAATTACAACAACAACACAAGAATTAGTTTTGGTTGAAGAAAATTTTGTAAAAACAATTAGAAAAATTAATACAGTTTTGACTTTACTTGATGGTAAAATATTAGAAACTGGAAACCCAAGAATATATAAATTATCACCAACTAATGAAGTTAGTAAAAATACTCAAAATCAAGTAAACACGAAAGATGAAATGGAAGATGACTACGGAAAAGTGAGACTTCTAATTGATTCTTATAACAAATTACTTGGGGATACCGAAATTTTTGATATAAAAACATATGATGCTGGTGATTTTAAGGTTAAAGATAATGAAATTTTTGGAACAGAAAACCCAATTATAGATAAAATGTTCTTTATGGTTATGGCCAGAATATTAACAAACAAAGATAAAAAACAACAATTTATTGACACAATAATATCAGGTGAACTTAAAAATTGGAACACACCAGTTAAATTAATAAATAAATTTGAAAAGATAGTTAATGATTTAGATAGAGATTATACTAAAGAATTAAAATTAGAAGAAAACATTTTTAAAAATTTAAAGAAAGATAAAACATATAAAGAACTAATTGATGGAATTGAAGACAAAATGTACCCCAAAGGTAAAGTAAGAAAATTTAATTATACTACAATTGGGGCAACTCCAGAAAATGAAAAAATAATTCTTGATTTATACAGTAGTGTTAATAGTAATAATGACAGAAAAACATTTAATGGTAAAAACACATTTAACTAATGGCTAGAGAAACATATAATAGGTATAAAGATTTTATAATTAATGGACAACAAACAGTTGTTCCATATATCTCATTACCATCGAAAAGTACGGATAAACGATACATTTATAAAAGTAATATGTCACGATTAGATAAAGTTTCCCAACAATATTATGGTAGCCCACTATTTGGGTGGTTAATATTACAGGCAAACCCAAAATATGGTTCAAATGAATGGGCAATACCGGATGGCACTATATTGACTATTCCATATCCATTAGTAACTTCATTACAAGACTATAAAAATCAATTAGACGATTACCTTTTTTATTATGGTAGATAAACCAGAAAACATATTAGTAGAATTTGACTATAACAATATAATTGTTATTGATCCCAATAAAGTAGTGGATGAAAATGGTGTCACTAAAGAAAGATTAGTGAAACACGAAAATCTTGTTATGTATGCCAATTTGGAAACCAAATTATTACCGAGAACTAAATTAGCTGTCGGTGTTGCAAATAACGATGTATTTCAAACTGTATCCGTAGCAACGATTAATTTCTTGAAACCTGGTGGCAAAACTTATATGGATACAAGTTGGACTGACGAAATAACCGGAAAAGATACCGTAAAAGGACAAGGTGTAAACCAACCTAAACAAGAGTCAATAAAAAATCCAAACAAAGATAATGATTACTATATAAGACAAACAATACAATCTAATGGAAAACCAGGGTCAGTAGATAACGGATTATTAGGTATAACATCAATTAGTATTAGACAAAACACGGCATTCATGCCATCAATATCAATTGAATTAGTTGACGTAAAAGGTCGTGCATTATTCGAATCTGGCGACAATTCACCATATGCGGCATTTTTTAATTTACCTTATCCTTTATTTTATTTAACCATAAAAGGATATTATGGTAAGGCGGTTAGATTGGGTCTTATGTTACAAAAATTTAACGCTAGATATCAAGCTGACTCAGGTAATTTCAAGATTGACTTACAATTTTATACATACAAATATACATTATTAAGTGAATTAAGTATGGAGGCTTTAATTGCCGCCCCACATATGTACAAGACAAGAATTTCAAGGCAATCGAGTAGTGGTGGTCAATCTAATACCGTGACAGTTAACGAAACAATCACAGAAAGAGGATATCAGAAAATAAAAGAAATGTATAGTGAATATAAATCAAAAGGGTTAATTCCGGTTGATTTACCAGAACTTACTTTAGTTCAATTAAAAAATCTGTTAGATACTTTTATAAAAACTAAATTAGATACATTTACTAAGCAAAATTTAGAACCAATTTCAGGATGTGATGATTATCAAAAATTATTAACAGAATATCAAGGAGTTGTTTTTTATTACACTGCAGGAAGTAAACCTTCTTGGTTTACTCGTTATATGGATAACAAAAATGTATTTATATTAAAAAACACCAAAGAAAGAGTTTATAGTTTTAAAAAAGAATTGAATTCTGATGATTTGAGACAAGCAGCAATCACTGATTTAGATGCGATTTTAACTGACTTTAATCAAAGATTAAATACAAATCCAGTTGCTGGTCAAAATGGTAGTTATAAAATAGATGGAAAAACTTTTAATGTTAAAGTAAATAATCCAATAACATTTAAAGTTTTTATCTCAGAACTTACAATAGATAAAGTAGACTTAAATGAAACTTATTATCAACGAAAAGGAAAACAACCTACACCAGCTCAAATAGAGCAATTTAAGAGTGAATTAGCTTCAAGTTATTCATTTAATACTTTTAATATTAAATTAAAGACTGGTGAGAATATACCAGCAAGTAATTTTTTTGTATTTGAAGGATTAAATACTTTTATTAATCTAACCGACAAAATGGTTAAAGATTTAAAAGTACTACGACAAGAAATTGAACAAAAATTAGCTGAAGCTTTATCCAATTTGTTACAAAACAAAAATGAAGGACTTGGATTTATACCAAATATTAGAAATATTTTAGCGGTTGTATTTGCGAACGGTGAAGCGTTTTTAAGAATGATGGATGACGTTCATACCAAGGCGTGGGAATTACAAAATGATAGATTAAGAAAACAAGTTATTTTAAACGAACAAACCGCTGGGGCGTCACAAGAAACATTTAACAATGGGGACAATGCGAATACCCCAATTTATCCTTGGCCTCAGTACATTGTTGAAACAACAGGTGAAGATGGACATGAAAAATATGAATTAAGATATTTGGGTGATGCCTCATTAATTTCAAAAACTAAAGGTTATTTATTTAATGTTTGGCCTGAAGTAGAGTTTGTTGAAGAGTTCATAAAAGGACTGACAGAAAGAAAGAGTCCTCCATCTGAAACCAAAAACGATAACGAAGTACTTGACATTAAACGGGTTTCAAGTAATGCAATTGAATTTCCAATTAGTAATTATGTTTTTAGTAATCAAGAAGAGGTTAAATTCTTTTATGAAATTTATGAAAGAATTTTATATACAATTAATTATTCTAAAATTTCCAGAGTTGAAGACGCTCCGTCATTCATTGACCCAATAATCAAATTTATTTCTGAATGTGAAAAGACAAACATTAAAAACGCATTGGAAGGTGGGAGTCCATTTATAGTTGATAAGTTAAAAAATTATTTAATAACTTCGGCTAATTTTGAATCTTTACTACGTCAGTTCTCAAATAATGGAACTGGTGAAAGTTGGCAAAATTTTATAAGAGGTATCTTTAACACTCCATATATTAGAAATACAATTACTAATGGTGAATTTGAATTTTTAAATCCGTATATATTTTCTGAATCTTTTACTGAACCAAAAGTTTCATTAACTTTTGAAGGTGAGCTTGAAAAATTTTTAGTATCAACAACAGATAACAAATTTGACTTTACTGATACTTTTCCATTTACAAACAAAGACTGGATTAAAAAATATTTGGCTCAAAGTGTGTCTATAGATTCCCCAGAATCGGTTTTTGTGACTACTGACATATTAAAATACAATCCTAATAATAAAGTTATTGCTAATTTTTTACCCAAAACAAGTAATTTATTTGGAAGACCTCTTACCTCTTTTATACAATTAAATAGTTCAGAACCAGAACCTATCAACCCGTCATCTCAATCCACAGGACCAACTAATGATATGTTGAAAAGTTTTTATAATAGACCACCAGAGAAACGTGTTTTAACTGAAGGCACTATCAGATATTTGAATTATAGTGGTGGTGTTAGTTTTGAACAAACAACATCAATTCTTAATACCCCATATTTTGTTAATTCCATCCAAGATGGATTAAAGAAATTTAGAAATTACGATAAACATCCTTTTGTAGCTTCAGCGTACTTGTTCATTAATAGTTTACCACTAGCAACACTTAAGGAAAAATATCTTAAATATGAAAATGGTACGAATATCCTCCAGGACTATATTTTTGCCACATTTAAAAAATTTGGGGCTTTACATAGAGTTCCGTATGCTTGGGTATTAAAGTACGGTTCAATATGGCATAGATATAAAAAATTCATTGAAGATGGTACTGATATTCTTGAGAACTCTTGGAAAGATTTTGATAGAATAGGGAACTATGACCCAATAACATCCGCAACAACAAAAACATATAATTTAATAATTAATGGAGCACCGATTGATATTGTATTGGAAACAAATACAATAATTGGACTTGAAACATCAACACTACTTAATGTTGGGTTTTATCCAAAATTAATTAATGATTTTAATGTGTTTTTAAATGGTTATGAGATTATACAATCTAACTCTCAAATAAATGGAACTTGCAGTGTTAGTGGTACAACATTAACAGTAACACAAATAAACTTAGCTTCATTACAACCAGGATACTTATTAGCTGGATTAAATTTATTACCAAACACTGGTATTATTTCTCAGATTGATGGTACTCCTGGTGGTAAAGGTAAATATGAAATTTCCCCACCACAAACAGGGTCAACAGCTCTATTCTCGGTAACAAATGCGACAAGTACTGGATATAATAGTACAAACATACAAAACGCATTGGATAATTCGGGGTTGACAATGAATTATGTAAGTAATGCGATAATTGATTATAATCAAACAATACCACAGATAAATGCTGAAATAGGTATTAGGGTAATTCCTTGGTCGTTAGCTGTAGAAAGTGATGATAAACAATTTATGTATTTATTACCATCAAGTGGCTCATTGTTTAATCAAACCAAAAATGAATGTTTTGGACAAGGTAATACTATAAAACAACAAGTTTTAGGTAATAGTGCGGTATATAATGGTTCGGTTAGATTATTTTGGACAGCACCAAATTATGGTTATTTTGACAACTCAAGAATTAAAAAAATATTACCAGAAGAATACTTAAAAATGATTAAGACTGGAGACACACTCCAAGACGCCTTTACATTATCAGGATTAAATAATGAGTACTCAAAAATGGATGAAGTTTTTTCTGTTTTTGAAAAAGATATTTTAGATAAATTTGAAAATGAATTTTTGAAATTCTCAAAATCAATATATGATTATGAAGATTCTGATAATCAAGTACAAACTTCTCAAACATTAGATGATGACCCATTATTACTAATGAGTGTTGTTAGGAATGAAATAACGAACACTAATCAATCTAATAACGAAAATAAGGGGACTAGAGATTTTAGGAACTTTCAAAGTTTAATGAGAACTATGTTACGAATTCCTAAAACAATAGGTAGTACTGGATTTGAATTTGTTAATAAAGTACAAGGTGAACAATTTGCTGTAATACAAGATATTTTAGCTAAATTCTTAAATGTTGATGCAACATTTAAATATGGCAACCCATCAAATTATGAGAGAAGATTATTCTCCTCATTTTCAACTACACCAATTGTAGATAGGATTGAATGGAAAAAATATACAACTAATACCCCAAACGCCTTACCAACCTTAAATGGAACTGTTACATTATCAAACTCTCAGAATAATAATATTAAAGAATGGGCAGCATTATTTACTTATGTTGGATTTTCCGAAATACCTGAATTAAAATATAAAAATAGTGGATCATACATTACCGATTTCTTTGTTGATTTAAATATTGAATTTACCGAAGAAAATATTAAATCGTTTGCACCAATAATAAAAATATATGCAACACAAAAATTAAATCAGTTTCAAAGTAATTATATTCCATCACCAACCCCAAGTAGTTCACCAAGAACTGTTGCTACGGCTATATTAAAAAGTGGTGATACGATTAATGTCCAACAATTTGAATTAAAATTCAGAACAACATATATCAATAAAGACAATGTTTTATTATTTGAAAGTGAATACAATTCACCGACAAATAATGACATATATACAATCTCAGGTTCTGATGTTTATTACAAAACTTTAATAAATAATACCATTGTAGGAATATTTGGATCAACCACAACTGTAACAACAGACCCTCAATATATTATTAGTTTTGATAGAGTAGTTCCATCATCATATTCACCTACCCCATCACCTATTAACAGTCTAGGTTCATCAGCTTTTAATACCGCAATGACAAATTATCTTAATAAGATTAATGGGTTTAAAAATAAAGTCATTGATTCATTAATGATTGATGTTAGAAATTCATTAGATTCAATAAAGATAAATCCTGAAGAACAAATAAGTAGTGAGTTACAAGGTGAACCACAAACAAAATTAGAAATTTGGGAGACTTTTAAAGCATTAAATGACAAATGGATTGCTGGTAATGACTTCAAGACTAAAACTTTATTTGAAGATGTTTTGTTATTAGATAGAGCTAGTAGAAATATTGGAGATAAAATTCTAGTGGACATTGATAGCTTAAAGGACAGATTACAAACAGTAATCGAAAGTAAATCAAGCAAAAAAACAATGTTGATTTTTGTTCAAGATATTTTAATTGAGAATAATTTTGTTGTTATGAATTTACCGTCATATGTAAATTTTTATGGTGTTCAAGATTCAGTAAAAAATCCAAAACCAAAAATTGAAAATACATTAGATTTTGCAAATACATTATTTGGAACATTTACAAATGTTGATTATAGAGAATCCACGGCAAAAATGGTTTGTTTTTATGCTAATAAACCTAGTGAACAAGTTGATTTAAAAAACAATATAGACTATCGTAAAAGAAGTGATGCTTTTGAATTGAGAAGAGCTAGTGATAATCCTTTAGTTGAAAACCAAATAGGTAAAAACGATTGGGATAAGTCAAATAGAGTTGTTGGTTTTAATGTTGATATTGGACCACAGAATCAAGGTATTTTCACAAGTTTTAATGTTGGGCAAGACATTGGCAAAGCAACCAGTGAATCTTTGGAAGCGACAAATCAATTAGCAAATCAAAGTAATAACAGAGAGGGTTCGACACAAAGTACTTCACTATATAATTTGTATAAAAATAGAAGTTATCAATGTGATGTTGATATGTTAGGAAACGCATTAATACAACCAACAATGTATTTTAATCTTAGAAATGTACCAATGTTTAGTGGTCCATATATGATTCTTTCAGTTGACCATAATATTAGACCTGGTTCATTTACAACAAGATTTACCGGAATTAGACAACCAACTGCTTCATTACCAAAGATTGATAATTTTATACAATCACTTAGACAAAAGTTGGTTCAAAACATAATTAATAAAAACAA